ATCAGATACTCCTCTTATTGACAACGACATGTTGCAGGCTGCTGTTTCGGATGTGGCACGGATCTACGGGAAAATGGATGGCACTAGAAAACCAGTGTCGTTGGAAGAAGCTGTGCAAGGAGTGGAACTTGATCCATACGCTCCACCAATTAAAAGATCAACAAGCAGTGGTCACCCCTACAAATACCATCGTAAGGACATGAGCAAAAGAGCTCTCATTCACGATGACTACTCATTGGATGAGGAATTCAAGAAAGAGGTGAAGGAACAACGAAAGATGCTGGAACGTGGAGAAAGAATTCCATGTGTCTTTATTGACACGCTCAAAGACGAACGGAGGCCCATACCAAAAGTCAACAAAGTGAAGACGAGAGTTTTCGCTGCAGGCCCCGCGAACTTTACGGTGTTGTTCCGGCAATTCTTTCTAACATTCCTGGCTGCTTGCGCGCATTTTCGGATTGAGAATGAGAGTGCTGTTGGAACGAATGTTTACTCACCGGATTGGGACTTGATTGCTCGAAAAGTTCAACGGAAAGGAAAGGTCGTGGTTGCGGGTGATTTCTCGAATTTTGATGGAAGCCTGAATCCGCAGATTCTCTGGGGAGTTTTTGACGTGATTGATAACTGGTATGGAAAAGACAACACCATAGAAAGGAGGACATTATGGCGGGAAATCGTTTATTCAATTCACTCCTGCAGGGGCACACTATATCACTGGACACACTCTCAACCTTCTGGATGCCCAGCTACGGCTATGGTGAATACAATCTACAATTCTATAGCTGTGCGACTGGTGTGGCTGCTGGTGGTACCGAAGAAGTGGCGAAACATGAAATCTTTCAATGAGCATGTGAGCATGGTGGCTTACGGAGATGACAATCTTATTAACATCAGTGAGGCTGCCCTTGAATTTTTCAACCAACTGACTATCACTGAAGGGTTTGCGCGAATTGGAATGACCTACACGGACGAAGCGAAGACAGGCAACATTGCGATGCGACGTACACTTGACGATGTTACTTTCTTGAAGCGTAGCTTTGTGAAAGATGGATTCAGGTGGAAAGCTCCGTTGGACTTGGACACCATCGATGAAATCCCCAAATGGATTCGAAAATCGCCTTCTGATGAACAAGCCACGACTGACAACATCGAGAGCGCGCAAATGGAGTGGGCCCTACATGGGAAGACAGTGTACGAGCAGCGCAAACAGATGGTGGACGAAGCTTGCCGGAAAGCTGAAATGGCCAATCCGATGATGACTTTTTGGGAAGTGAACGAAAGTCTTCTGCATCAAGCGGGTTTGGTAACAGCAAAAACTGAAATGCTGGAAGAACCTGAGATGCTGGAAGCACAGATTGGAATCGACACGGTTCTCATTGGATCTCACTTCCTGGAAACCGGAGCCACCGGAATGATG